AGAGAGACTGAAAAAAGAAAAAGCAGAAAAAAGCAAAGCACTTAATCAGCAGATCGCAACAACGAACAAAACATACACCAACGGTGCAAGGTTTGGAATGATTTTTAATAATACAGTTCAGCTGTTTATTGAAAACGGACAATCCTGGACCACTCCTGAGTTTGTTAAAAACTTTAAAAGAGTGGAAACATGGGTGGAAGCCTGCGAACAAAAACCAGGAACACCTCAAGATCCTGACTATTTAGAACAAAAGCAAAGAGTGGATGAATACAAACAAAGTGTAATCGACAACACCACTGAGCCTGTGACAGTCTCGGAAGATGAGCTGCCGTTTTGATGGATGACAGGGAACTCTTTATATTTGTGCTTTGTATTTTTGCACTGTTATTAATAACTTTTGCATATGCATTTATTTTAGGAATGTATCTGTGGAATTAATTAGAATAGGGATGGGTGTGTCTTCTCTCCTACGTTTAACCAACACACCGAATCGCACCTGTCCCTTTCTCCAGGAATCATGAAAAAAGAACGAGTGCATAAACTAAACAAAAAAGCACAGGAGATCGCTGAAATGTTTAGTAATCCAGACAGACAATTTAATTATAATAAAGAAACATTTACGGTGGAGTTTATACAACCACTAAGCGAAATGGTCGCAGCAATTTATTTTAAAAAGACTTCAGGAAAAATAGCATTAGCTGTGGCATTTTGGAAAAACAACAAAGGCGGACACTGGGATTATTTCTTCCCTTCAGATAGCCACGTTTTAGGATTTAGAAAAATAGAAAGATTGCTCGAAAGGGTGGAAGGAAAAAACTATGGCAAAAATTAACTCACAAGCCAAAGGAAAAAGAGCAGAACGAGAAGTCGCTAAGTTGATCAATAAATACTTAGGAACAAATGTAAGAAGAACACCTCAAAGCGGCGGACTTTCCATAAAAGGAGACATTATAGATATTGATCCAAACAGTGCAGCTTTTAATTATCACTTTGAAGTTAAAGATCAGAAAAAGTTGATGATACCAAAATGGTGGGAACAAATTGAAGCAGACTGTCCACCAGGAAAAACACCAATAAATGTATTTAAAATGAACGGTCAATTTTATGCAACCTTAGAGTTTAAAGATTGGCTTGATTTATTAGTCCAGATAAAAGAACTGGAAGAAACAAGAACAGGTCTGGAAGAAGAAGTGGAAGATTTAACACACAAATTATCACAATAGGAGAAAAGATGAAGCTGACAAAAGCAGAACAGGCGTGGATTGATAAAAGAAAAAACGCAAAAAGCGGTCATAAAGAAATTACACCATTTAAAGAACGTTTAAAAAAAGCAAAAAGCTATCCTGCATTTTCAAAAGAACGATACGAAGCAGAAGAAGAATTATACAAGAAGTACGGAAGGTCCTGGTGGATATTTCACGATGTAAAAAATATAAGATCACAAAGCAAATATCCGCATTGGATGTTTCAATTCAGAAAGGAGACTGAACAAGATGCCACACACAGTATATAAAAACGAAAAAGGTAAAAGATTAAGATCAGTAACAACCATAATAAACCAGAATCTCGGATGGAGCAAAGGTGCATTATTAGGCTGGCAATTAAAATTATTTGATGAAGGACTTGATCCAAGAAAAGAGCTTAAAAAAGCAGGAAACATTGGAACGTTAGCACATGAAATGATTGAAAAGTTTGAAACTGGAGACAGTGTAGTTTTAGATGGATACGAGCCAGAAGAAATAAGCCAGGCAAAACAAGCATATTATAATTATTTTGATTGGCAAGAACAAAATAACCTGGAGATCTACAAAACAGAATTAAAATTAGTTTCAGAAAAGTATCAATTTGGTGGAACGTTTGACGCAGTAGGATGGCTAAATGGAAGGTTTGTTTTGATAGATTACAAAACAAGCAATAACGCATATACTGAATTTTTGATCCAGATGGCAGCATACAAACAGCTATGGGAAGAACATGTAGAAAACGAGATCATACCAAAAACAAACAAAAAAGCGATAGAACAAAGAAAAACACATTTAAAAATTAGAGGTGGAGTATTGCTGCAATTAGAAAAAGAAGACAAAGGTTATAAAGAGTATCATTATAACTTGTCTGACTTGAAATGGGGATGGAAGATGTTTAAATTGCTGCTAAAAATACAGGAGAATAAAAGATGAGAAAAAGATTTTTAGATGCAGACATAAACAATAAATCATGGTTTAGAAAACTTACAGCAGATCAAAAAGTTCTGTGGTATTATATCATGACAAGCTGCACACATGACGGCTTCTGGGAATTTGACGAACAAGCTATAGAGTTCTACTGCAACGGCTACAAAGGAGAAATACCAGAAATTATAAAACAAAAAATGGGAATGATTAAAGTAGACGAAAACCAATACCTACTAAAAGCCTGGCTTAGATTTCAATACAAAGAGCTAAAGGAAAACGTCGCAACACACAAAAGGATCATCCAAAGGCTTAGAGATAAAGGATTAGATGAACACTTTGAAGAATTGAGAATTTAGTATGAAAGTAAAAGAACTTAATAGTATATTAGTGTATTGTAAAGTTAACGACCTATATCACATTGAATATGTCTCAGCGATTGGAGAACTACAACCAAACCTCCAGGAATCAATGCAGCTGTACTGTCATAAATTAAAAATGTTTATTACAGTTAAAGACATAGTGATCAGGGCAAAAAAACATGGATACAAGGAATAAGGGACACTTGTGAGGTTAACTAAGAAAGGAAACCACACTCTTTACTCACAAGGCTGGCAGGCTGTCCCTTAAAAATTAAAATGAAAAACAACATAGAAAACGAAGCAAGCGGATACCAAGAACTTATAGACGAAATAGAAAAACAAAACGCAGAAATAGATAAACACATGAAATATCTACTTGCAGGACTTACAGCAGGAAGAACACTATCGGACCAGGAATTTAAATGCTTTGTAGATAGGCAATTATATAAAAATAGATTTGCAGACATTGCCTACAATTTGCAGATCAGCGAAAGCACAGCAAAAACATATTACCAACGAGCCTTGCAAAAGCTGCAAAAAGAAGCACAAAAAGTAAAATTAATTTATAGAAGAAAATAGTGGATTTTAGCGATCCTTTAGTTTAATATAAAGAAGGTTAAACAAAAGGAGACCAAAATGAACAGAAATACGATAATAAAAATAGAACACAAAGAGTATCCAACATACATGGCTACTTACTCAGAAGCAAAAAAATATTTTTTACAATATGCTTTAGAGAACAGAAACACAGACCTAACGTACGCAGAAGATATAAGAAGATTTACCTTTGAAGAGCTTGTATGGTTTGTTTACGGTGGGAATAAACACTCAAATGACTATAGAGTCTATTATTACTCACAGGAAGACCACTCAAAAGTCGGAGAATGGAATTTTTATTATTTCAATTACGCAGATTTATTTGAAAGAGAAAAAAATCCATTTACATACAAAACAGACTTTATATATCAAGACTTGATGTATTAAAGATGTAGTACCTCACTATCAGTTAGATCCAAAAGAGCCGCTTTTTAGCGGCTTTTTTGTAGTCCTAAAAAAAATATTTTCTTCAACAATATCTACACTTACAGTTATAATAAGACTTAAATAAGGGTTATTTGTAAACTTTTTATCCTTATAAGTAGAGGGATAACCTCCCTAATTTCGTCTTTACGAATAAATAACCTTCAATATGGGGTGATTAGTTTGGCTGCAGCTAAAACAATGAAAATAAAGAACTTCAAAATTAACGACTTGATCCAAGCGGATTATAATCCAAGACAGCTATCAAAGGATCAGTTTAAAACCTTAAAAGACTCGTTAGAAGAGTTTGGATTTGTTGATCCAGTGATCATAAACAGTCATCCAGACAGAAAAAACATCATCATCGGCGGACACCAAAGAGTAAAGGTAGCCAAAGAAATAGGAATAACAGAAGTTCCATGTTTTGAGATAAAACTATCACTCGAAAAAGAAAAAGAACTTAATGTCAGGCTAAACAAGAACACAGGAGACTGGGACTGGGATGCTTTAGCAAATAATTTTGACGTTGGCGAACTTTTAGACTGGGGATTTAGTAGAGACGAACTACAAGTTCCAGAAGAAGAAAAAACAGGCAACATTGAAGACGATGAAGTGCCAATACCAGAAGAGCCAATATGTAAAGAAGGCGACCTCTGGAAACTTGGAGATCACAGACTACTATGTGGAGACGCAACAAGCGAAGAAAACACAAAGAGACTGATGAACGGATTAAAAGCTGATATGATTTTTACTGATCCACCATACGGAGTATCATACACAGGGGTGGACAACGGCAAAGGCACAAAGTGGGAAATGATTAAAAACGACGACTTAAGAAACGACTCACTGTACCATTTATTGAAAAACAGCTTCCAGAACTGTTATAATTACAGCAAAAATAATCCTGCAGTGTATGTATGGCACGCAAGCATTAACCAGATGATCTTTGAAACAGCATTAAAAGATTGCTCATTTGAAGTAAAGCAGCAATTGATATGGAACAAAGGAATGAAGCTCGGTCGTTCAGATTACCACTGGATGCATGAGCCTTTATTTTATGCCAGAAAAGAAGGAAACAACAACGAGTGGTATGGCGACAGAAAAAATAAAACCATTTTAAGAAACGACACCATAGACCTAACAAAGGTAAAGAAAAAAGATTTAATAAAGATTTTAAACACCATAGCAGACGAATCCACGTGTTGGGAGATAAAAAAAGACAGTGCTATATTTTATGTACATCCAACACAGAAACCAGTGGACCTATGTGTAAAAGCTGCATTAAACAACACAAAAGATGACGAGATCATCCTGGATCTATTTTTAGGAAGTGGATCTACAATGATTGCAGCAGAAAAAATAAACAGAAGATGCTATGGGATGGAATTAGATCCTAAGTACTGCGACATTATAATCAACAGATGGGAAGAATATACAGGTGGCAAAGCAGAAAAAGTTAAATAAGCCGAAAGAAAACGGTGCTAAACGGAACGAAAAAGGTCAATTTGGACCAGGAAATACAGCAGCATTAGGCAAAGGAAGACCAAAAGGAAGCAGATCCATACCTGATATTTTAAGAAAAATAGCAGAAGAGGAAGGCACTACAGAAGGAATAACAAAGTTAGAAGTTGTTTTAAGACAAGTTTTTAGATATGCTTTAGAAGGTAAATCATGGGCGGTCGAGTTTATCGCAAACAGAACAGAAGGTAAACCTCATCAAAGTATAGGAATAAAAGACGAGACAGATGAGCCAATAAAAGTATTTGATGTAGATGAAGTGGACAATTGATGACAGCAGAAGAGAAATACTTAAAGACACTGCAAGATACAAAGTGGTCTGCAGTGGAAGACGTTGGGGAAAAAGTTTTTTTAGTGTTATATGGCTGCTGCACAAACCTCTACAGTCAAACGAGAGAAGGTGGGTTATATTTCCAACTTACAGACAAGCTAAGATGGTATCATGGAATCTACTCAAGCGTTTGTTTGCAGGTAAAAAAGTCAGCATCAACGAAACTGAGCTATCTATTACACTCAGCAACGGTGCTAAGATTGAACTCAAAGGAGCAGACAAACCAGACAGTCTGCGTGGAGTCTCCGTCTCAAAAGTGGTCCTTGACGAGTACAGCTACATGAAAGAGAACGTCTGGGGAGAAATTATACAGCCAACACTGGCAGAAACAAAAGGATCAGCTTTATTTGTTGGAACACCAACAGGAGTACAAAACCATTTTTATGACCTGTTCGTCAAAGGACAGTCAAACGATAGCGACTACAAATCCTGGCAGTTTACAACATTAGAGGGCGGCTTTATTTCAGCAGAAGAAGTAGAAAAAGCTAAAAAGAATTTAGACAAGCGAACATTTGAACAAGAATATCTCGCAAGTTTCTTAACAGCAGCCAACAGGGTGGCTTACAATTTTAGTAGAGACATCCACTGCAAAGTAATGGAAACAACAAGCAGAATGTTCTGGGGTGTGGACTTTGGAGTAGCAAGTTATATGACAGCAATACTGATGTGCGAAAACACAGCAGGAGAATTATATGTATTTGACGAGATAGGACTGCAGAACTCAAATACGTTTGAATTAGCAAAAAGAATGCAGGAAAAAGGACCAGGACTACCAGTCTATCCAGATCCAGCAGGTAAAGCAAGAACAAGCAACAGCACAAAGTCAGATCATAACATACTACAAGAAGCAGGATTTACAGTTATAGCAAGAAAAGCGAATCCAACGCAGAAGGACAGAATGAACGCATTGAATAGAATGTTAGAAGACGCAAACGGAAAACATAAGTTATTTATTAATCCAAAATGCAAGAACACCATAAGAGACCTGGAGCTTTGCACATTAGAGAACGGACAAATACTAAAGACAGAAACACTCTCACACTTTGTAGATGGTTTAATGTATCCAATTGAATACAGATACGGATTTAGAGGACAAGCAAAGGCGATAGAATGGTAATGTTTTTTTTAGGATTTTTAAGCGGTTTAGTTTTGGCTTTTTTAGCAGCAATGATATGGGGATATCGAATTAGTATAAAAGAAGAAGAGTATAACAAAGAAATGATAAAAGACTTTCAGGATAAAATCATTGAAAGCGAAAACATGAAAAATTTAAAAAGGTATAAATCATGATTATTTATAATTTAACAGAATCAATGTTGTACGACCTCCTCATGGAAACCATTGAAGAAGGCTACAACAAAGAAATGGAAGAGAGAGAACGTCTCCTGGATTATTACGAAGGCATAAACCTGGAAAACGACATAAAAGGCTATTTTGACAGCGAAAGTTTATCACAGATACCACCAGCTTATATCAACTTAACCAGAAACATTATAAGCAGAAGAACATTAGTATACCAGGAAGCACCAATTAGATACAACGAGAAGTACGCAGAAGTAATTGGAGATCTGGATAGTTTTCTAAAACAATTTGAACAATTAGTTTATTTATTAGGAACAGAAGCATTATACACGCATTGGGATGAAAAAGAGAAGAAATTAAAATACAGACCTATACATTTCTTTACTCCATTTTTTAAACCAAACGAAGATGAGCCGTTCGCAATTATGTATCAAGCAGAATCACAGCTGCAAGCGAGATCAGAAGACGCACAATACATGTTCTGGAGCAAAGACACAGAAGACATGGAAGGTAAACATTTTATGATTAGCAGCAGGGGTAAAATTACCTCAGTAGTTCCAGATGACAAGAATCCATACGGCGACATTTTACCATTTAACATAGCACACAGACACGCATACACAAGGGACTTCTTTAGAGAAGGTGCAACAGACCTGGTAAACGGAATGAGATCAGTAAACATCATGCTAACAGAACTGGCACTGCATGGTCGCTTTCAATTAGGACAGCCAGTATTTACAGGACTGGACACAGAACAACGCATAACACTGGGACAAGATAAAGCCTTAGTATTGCCAGAAGGTGCAAACTTTAGCTACGCAACACCAAACGCAAACGTACAAGCAATGATAGAATCAACCAAGTACATGGTAGACAGCATAGCACAAGCAAACAATGTAAGAATTAACTGGACTGACAAAGGACAAGAGTCAGGACTTAGCAAGAAGATGAGCCAACTGGACTTAATGGATGCACTTAGATCAGATATAGAACAGATATATCGACCATTTGAACAGGAACAGTTTAAAATTGCACAAAGAGTGTGCGAAGTTTCAGGCGGCATAAATCTGGGCGACCAATTCAGTGTAGACTTTGCAGAACGTGAAGTACCAATGAGCCAAGACGAAGAGATTAAATACTACACTTGGGCATTTGCAAACGACCTGGAAACAAGACAAAGCTACCTAAGAAAAAAGAATCCAGACTTTAAAGAAGAAGAGATAGAACAAATTGTAGAACAGATTGATCAGGAAAAACCTCAAGAAGCACCAACAGCAGAAGGAACACTGATAGATAAAATCATTAAAGCACAAGAATAATGGCAGATTTAAACTTTTACGAAAAAGACATGGCGAAGATCCAGGACCAATTAATAGAAAAGATTGGTAAAGTGTTAAGCGGACTATCCATATTAGATGACGCAGAACTTAAAGCAGCATTTGATCAGATAAACTTATTAGACGACATGAACGAACTGGGACTAACAGCACTGTTAAACAAAGTTAAAAACGCATACGATACGCAAGCAGTTAAAACCTTTGGAGTGTTAACAGCAGCACAAAAGACCAAACAAACAGTCACAGCAGTGCAAGCAATAGAAACATTAGCAGTTTTAGACTTAGACAGTTTGTCAATGGGAATTGCAAAATACACAGACGAACTGAAAACAGCAATGCTTAGAGGATTAATCACAGGACAATCATCAGAATCAATACTGGAGCAGATCCAACAAACATACGGCGGATCAAGAGCATTAAGCAGTCCAGGACAAGCAGCATTATTAAATGACAGCTTCGCAAGATTTAACAGGGCAACAACAGCTAAACTTTTCTCAGAATTTCCTGAGCAAAGATTTACGTACGTGGGAATTTTAGATGACAGAACAAGAGATGCCTGCGTTGACACATTAGCAGTAGTGCCAGACGAAGGACTGACCATAGATGAAATAAACGCATTGACAACAGGTGCTACATTTGAAGGTGGCGGCGGTTACAATTGCAGACACGAATGGATACCAGTATAATGAAAGCACACGAAGTGGTCAGTTTTACAAAACAAAACTATGGACAATTAGCAGCCTATGCAAGAGGTCTGATCGTAGGCGACATGGAACGAGGAGTGCTGCAGAACGGAAGACACAGATACAAGTCCAAAAAATATAAAGCACAAAAAGCTGCGTCTTTTGAGCCAGGCAGACCAAAAGAACTAAGAGGACAGTCCTTAAATACAAGAACACAAAGCGTGAACTTGATCTTAACAGGAGAAACCAAGAACAGAATAAGACCAGAAGGGAAGAAGACAGAAGGACTGTTAGTGTTTGAACGAGGAGACATTATAAGAGAAAACGAGAGAAGAGGGTACGTTATAACAAAACTGAACGCATCAAACACAGAAAAAACAAGAAAATTTTTAGATAGGATAGTGGACATGAAGATTAAAAAGTATGAAAGCAAACCTATCAAACTTAAAACAATTGGATAATAACAAAAAAGAAGGAGACAGTATGTCCGAAGAAAAAACAGTAGTAGAAGAACAAGCAGTAGCAGAAGCTCCTACACAGGAAACAAACCAAACTGAAGAAGTCGGCGGCTTGATTGCAGAAAGCAAGAAGTACCGAACAAGAGCTCAAACAGCAGAAGCTGAGTTAAAAGAACTCAAAGAAAACCTAAAACTCCAGGAGCAAAAACAACTGGAAGAAAAGGAAGAGTTTAAATCTTTGTATGAGAACGTAAAAGCAGAAAACGAAAAGCTAAAGCCAATCGTTGAAACTTTTGAAATACAAGAAAAACAAAGAAGAGAACATCTGCTGTCTCAACTCTCGGAAGAAGATCAAGAAATATATCAAGATCTACCAACTATTAAATTAGAAAAGCACATCGAGAGATTGAGTAATAGAAAAGTGCAAGTGACAGATGCCAAAGAAGTTACAGCAAGCGGAAAGTTTGCAGTGAACAGTAAATGGGAAGACTTAACGGCTGAAGATAAAGAAAAAGCCAGAAGAAATCCTAAACTTTGGAAGCAAGTCATAGAAGGATACAAATCAAACTAAACCATCTTAAGGAGATGACATAACATGGCAAACGGAAATGTAACAACAACTACCGCTGCTAATTTTATACCTGAACTCTGGAGAGACGCTATCCTTGACTATGCAGAAAGACAATTCTTATTGCGTAATCAGGTGCTCGACTTTTCATCATTGGTAGCAACAGGCGGCGACACTTTAAACATTCCTAAAGTGACAGAAGAAACTGCAGCTGCAAAATCAGCAGGATCAGCAGTAACTTATACAAACAACACTGATGGTGTAATCCAATTATCATTGGACCAACACCAGTATGAAGCAAAAAGAATTGAAGACATTGTAAAAGTACAAGAGTCTGCAGATCTATTTGGAGCATACGCAAAATCAATCGGCTATTCTTTAGCTAAAAAGATTGAGAACTACATCGCTGTAGACGTTCTACAATCAGCAACAGGAAACGATGTAACACTATCATCTGATAATACTTTTACAACAGCATTAATCAGATCAGGTTTACAGAAACTTCTTGATGCAGGACACGACTACACAGACGGAGATCACTTTTTCTACTGTTCTCCAGCTTCATATATGAGCCTTCTATCATTAGGAGACTTTACAGAAGCTCAGAAAAGAGGAGACGCAGAAAATCCAAATGTATCTGGTAGAATTATCAACGCATACGGATTAAACGTCTATCCATCAGTAGACTGGGATGATGACGGCGGCACAGGAGACGAGACATCTACTATCTTTAATAGAAACTCTGTCTACTATGCTCAGCAGTTCGCACCAAGAGTGCAATCATCATACGACATTGATCACTTGGCAACTTCAATTGTTGCTGATGTTTTATTTGGTGCAGCATTATCACACGCAGCAAATTCAACAGCATTAGGTGTTGTAAACTTTGTAAATCCATAATCGGACTTACAAAACGGTTAAATATAGGGTTGTTTTTACGCAGCCCTATATTACCATTAAAAAAGAATTAAACGAGGATAGAGATGCCAATATACGAATATAAATGCAGCTGCGGTGCAACATTTGACACAGTGCAAGGAATGAACGAGCCAAAACTTACAAAATGCAACAAAAAGATCCATGACTGCAAACAAGACGGAACATTAACCAGACTGATCAGCAAACCTTTAATCTTATCAGACGACATCGGAAGAGGATCTAAAAGAATGACAGATCGTGATCTATATAAAGAGCTTGATATAGATAAATGAGCAGTAATACAAACTTAGGAAACACACCTGTAAATCAGGGATATGTCCAGTTAATCCATACAGGAGAAACAGGGGGAATAGATGGAACTCTACGCACTTTATATGACGGCGATGGAACTGCGTCGGATTTGCAAATCGCAAGCAATAAAGTTAAGATATCAACGGAGCTCTACATTGGATCTAAAACTATCACTGAGTATATACAAGATACTGTCGGTGCTATGTTGGTTACCAATGCAAGTCATAGCAACCTATCTGCAGCCTATGATGACGCAGGCGATGGAGCAATTGATCTAACAGCTACAGGAGAAGTAACACTTACAGGCACACAAACCTTAACAAATAAAACCTTAGCAAGTCCAACTTTTACAGGCACAGCAAATGGTGCTAATTTAACTCTTACTGGAGATTTAACAGTAAGTGGAGACACCATATTTACTAATTCTAATACAGTATTAATTGGTGATGCAATTCTTACTTTGAATGCAGATGAAACAGGAAGTCCAACTGCAAATGCAGGATTTGAAGTAGAACGAGGAACATCTACTAATAAAAGTTTTGTATGGAATGAAACAACTGACAAATGGACTATTGAAAGTGAAACCTTTGTAGCAGGTACAGTAGAAGCAAACCTCACAGGAAATGTAACTGGAAATGTAACAGGTAGTGCAAGTCTTAATCTTTTAAAATCAAACAATTTATCAGACTTAGCAAGTGCATCAACAGCAAGATCAAACTTAGGAGTAGATGCAGCAGGAACAGACAACTCTACTAATGTTACATTAGCAGGAAGTTTAGATTATTTAACATTAAGCGGACAACAAATCACAAGAAATGCTATTGATTTAACAACAGATATTACAGGTACTTTGCCCGTAGCAAACGGCGGAACAGGGGCTACTTCTTTAACTTCTAATTCAATATTGACTGGTAATGGAACAAGTGCAATACAAGCAGAATCAGACTTAACTTATGACGGGACTTTACAATTAGGAAGTGCTAATGCCCAAAAGATAATTAAAATATCAGGCAATAGATCTATGTTCGGTTATAATGCAAATTTTGCTATTGTTCAAGGTGGTAATACAAAGGGAATAAAATTTAACACTAATACAGATACTTTTGGTGGTAGTCCAAAAATGACTATACTACAAGGAGGAAATGTTGGAGTAGGTGTTGAATCGCCGAGTGCAAAGTTTGAAGTAGTAGGTGGTAATTTAAGGTGGAAATCAACTGATGACGCTAATACTGGTGTGCAATTATATAGTAGCAATGGTAATAGACAATTAGCTTTTTATGGATATTTAACTTCTTATAGTGCATTACAATCAGACAATACTTCTACATTTAAAATAATTCAAAATAATGCAGACGGCGATATACAATTTTTAGTAAAACCTTCTTCTACAGGATCTCAAACAGACGCTTTACGAATTGACGGGGCTACTGCTTATGTGGGTATAGGGACTGGATCGCCTAGTTCAAAGTTAGACGTTTCAGGTGGCAGTGCAGATACTTTTATAGAAATTCATAATAATGGTGGCTATGAATCAGGTATTAAAATGCTTGGTGGTAGTTTAGATATATGGAAATTATATTTAGATGACGCTGATAATAATTTTTACATTTATGAAGACTCAAATCAAAAACTAAAAATAACTGCAGCAGGTGCAATAACATTTAATAATGCCTATACATTTCCTACTTCAGATGGATCATCAGGACAATTTTTAAAAACAAATGGAAGTGGAACTTTATCATTTAGTGCTGCAGATATTGCATATACAGATTTAGGAACAGCAAGTTTAGGACTTAATGACAACAATAAAACTTTAATATTTAATTCATCAAGCGCCTCATGGAGTGTTGATTTTCCTGCGACTACATTATTTGAAGCAAATACAAATGTAAATAATAGAATACTAACTGCTACTGGTGCTACAAATGGTGTAGCTATTCGTGGAGAGGGTAATCTTACTTTTGATGGAAGCACATTAGCAGTAACTGGAGCATTGACAACATCTTCAACAATTACTGCAGCTGGAAATATAACAACTTCTGCTGGACATTTAGTTCTTCCTTATGGAGAAATCAATGATGCAGGAACAGATTTAAATATTGTAGGAACAAATGCAGTTACTTTAGGAACTGAAAGTGGAACTGCTTTAACAATACCAAATGCTTCTACTAATGTCGGCATTGGTATTAATAATCCAGTATGTAGGCTGCACGTTTATGGAAACCAAGAACAAGTTATAAGGTTTCAAAACGGAACTACAAGCAATATCCAAAGTATAGAAATGGATAGCTCAAGGTTTTACTTTTACAACAGAACAACAAGTACAGCATCATTAGGTATATTAAACAATGGAAATGTTGGCATTGGAGATTTAAGCCCTGATGCAAAGCTAGAAGTTTTAGAAACAGGAACTGGTGCAGGTACTGGGGGAATTATTACAGGAACTGCAACACAAAATGGAAATGCAGGAATAAGATTTAGAACAGATGGTACTGATAGGTGGGCAATTACTACTATTGGAACAAATGGTGCAAGTCTTAGATTTAGAGATGTAGATAATGGTACAGATAGAGTCACATTTGATGGAGCAGGTAATGTTACAATTGCAAATCATATTGATATTGG